GACCATTCGCACTCCCACCGAGGGCGCCCAGCCTGCACCAGAGCCCGACCCTGAGAGACCGCATGTGATCGTAACGCCAAAGCAGCCAGGCAGGACTACCACCACGGTGCGGCTCGGAAACAGGCCAGGTGGCTGGCTGGGGCGCCGCTGATGAGAAAAACGATCGCCAGATTGGTCTGCATGGTCTTCAACCACTCGTGGACGATCACCGACTACCATTGGCCGCGAGGGCTTTCTGGAAGAGACCTGCCATGTGATCGCAGTGGCGGCAAACCACCGATGTGCCGTTACGAATATATGCGATGTGGCAAAACCGAGAATAATTGGTCGCCTGAATTTGCCATGAGTCTGCCAGAGGTCAGCCGCTGATGGCCATCACTCAGGCTGATCTCGACGCGCTGCTGGCGGCCATCCTGCGTGGCGTCAAGCGGGTCCAGCAGGACGGTCAGACCGTCGAGTACCAGTCGATCGAGGACATGCTGAAGGCCTACTATCTTGGCCAGAGCGTGATCGCTACCGCGGCTGGGTTGCACGGCTCCACCGCCAGCTACGTTCGGATCGTATCGCGGCCAGGCTGCCTGAAATGGTGAATGGGCATGGACATGGGCATGGGCCGCCGGTCACTTGGCTGGATCGCACCATCGGCTGGCTCGCGCCCGCGGCACAGGAAAAGCGGATGCGAGCCCGTGCTCGCATGCAACTGCTGGCGGCCGGGTCAAGCCTGACCAGAAACTACTATGACGGCGTCGATCGGCCGGTGAATGGGTCGACCGGCTTCTATCGCAGTGGTCAGTCCGCTGATCCGAACGCGGTGATTGGTGCGGCGCACAAGCGCCTGCGCGATGCTGCCCGTGACCTGGTGCGCAACAACCCGAACGTCAGCTTGAGCGTCGAGGAATGGGAGACCAGTGCAGCACCAATGAGCGTGCGTGCCTTGGTCGACGAGAAGGACCGCACCAAGGCAAGGGTGCTGAACGAAGTGATCGACACGGCCTGGTGGCAGTGGAGCCAGACCGCGGACTTCAACAGCATCACCGATTTCGACGGTTTGCAGTGCGTCCTGGTGCGCGAGCTGATCGAGGCCGGCGGCTGCTTGGTGCGCAAACACGTTGCGGATCGTGCACTGCAGATTCAGTTGCTCGAGCTTGATCATCTGGACGATACCAAGGACCACGATGTCGTTGCCGGCGGCGGCTTCATCATGGGCGGCGTGCAGTTCGACGCCCAGCAGCGCCGTGTCGGATACTGGGTCTACAAGAGCCACCCTGGTGCTACCGGTCCTTATGCGGTTCGGGACCGTGGTGCCAACGGCATGGCCAGCGAGTTCATCCCTGCGGCTGACATGCTGATGGTATTCGACCCGCAGCGGGCCGGGCAGCAACTCGGCGTAACCAGGCTCGCTTCAGCCCTGCAGCGCGCTCGCGACATGGGCATCTACGAAGAAGCCGAGCTGATTAGGAAGCAGACCGAGGCCTGCCTGGTCGCCTCGGTTGAGGATCCGAACGCGGACACTGATCCAAACGTGACCGGCGTCCAGCCGACCACCGATTCTGCCGGCAACAAGATCGAGGCCCTCAGCTACGGCCTGATCATGTATCCGGCGCCCGGTCGCAAGACCACCTTCCACCAGCCGACCACCAATGGTGGCTATGTCGATTACATGCGCGCTGGCGATCGCCGCATCGCTGCTGGCGCTGGCACGACCTATGAGCGGGCGACCGGTGACTACAGCCAGGTCAACTTCAGCTCGGCCCGCATGGGCGACAACGCGTTTCACCGGCGGATCCGCAAACTGCAGAACAAGGTGCTAGTGCCGCAATTCCTACGGCCGATCTTCGAGAAATGGTGGCTGCCGGTTGCGGTCCTACGCAACGAGGTGCCGAATATCAGGACTTGGTCGCGCTGGACGCCGCCGGCCTGGGACTCGATCAGCCCGATCGACGATGCCAGAGCCAACGAGATCATGCAGCGCTCCGGCGAGGAAACCTTCGGCCAGCTCTGTGCCAGGAAGGGTCTCGATCCGGCCGATCAGGTCCGCGAGATTGCAGAGTACAACGAGATGTTCGATGCGGCTGGCGTTATCCTGCAGAGCGATCCGCGGCACCGTACTGCCGTCGGCAACTCGGTGAAGACGCCGGCCGAGGAAGCTGATGCAGCCGAGCAGGCGGCGCAAGAAGCGGCAGACAACAATTCCGACCCTAGCCAAGCAGGCGACTCAGCGTCGTCTGCTCAATCTGGAGTGAGCGCAGATGGAAACCCCGGCCCAGAACCGTCAGCAGACTGACACCAAGGCAGCCAAGCCCGAGGATACCGAGCACCACAAGTTCGTGGCGGCAGACGAAAATCGGCAAAAACACATCAAAGAAGTCGGCCCGCACGAGCATGCCTGGGCGTTCTACGGCATGGGTGGCGATGGCGGGCGCTACGAGGTGTGCGAGCTCTGCGGCACGCGCCGGGTTGCCAACATCCCTTTGATCAGCGCCTTGCACAAGGACTGGGTCGAGGGCACCGGCAAGTTCGAGCCCGAGAAGGAAATGGACGCGCAGGCCAAGAACCGAAGCGCCAAGGCCGACGACGCCGATGATGATGACGGCAAGGCCAAGGCAGCCAACAAGCCGGCCCAGGCGCACAAGGCGTAGTTCCGATGACGGTCCAGGAGACCAACGCCAGCCTGCCCATGCTGGTGCGCGCCGAGGGAACGATTGGCCCGCGGACACTCAATGCCGAGGCCAGAACGGTCGAGGTCACCTGGACTGTTGCCGGTTCGGTCGTGCGCCGTCAGTCCATCTGGGAAGACGCTTTCGACGAAGAGCTGGTGGTCAGCGAAGACGCCATCGACATGGCGCGCCTGTCTAGCGGCAAGGCGCCGCTACTGGCGACGCATCAGGCCGGCAATCTCGATGCCGTGGTCGGTGTGGTCGAGGAAGCTTGGCTGATTGGCCCGAAGGGTCGGCAGGAGGGTCGCGCCAGGGTGCGTTTCTCCAAGCGCGCCGAGGTCGAGCCGCTGGTTGCTGACATTGCCGACGGCATCTTGCGCAATGTTTCGGTTGGCTATTCGGTCCAGGAGTGGACCAAGACGGAACGCAAGGGCGACGTGCCGTTGATGCGGGCGACGCGCTGGAATCCGATGGAGATTTCGCTGGTGCCGATCGGAGCTGATCCGGGCGCCAGGGTCCGAGGCGAGCACGGCATGTATCCGTGTAGAGTTCTAGTGCACGAGGAGAGTACGATGAAGGGTCAGCCTGCTGATCAGGCCGCAGAGCAGGCGGCCATTGTCGATGACGTGCGTGCTGCTGATCCGAAGCCGGTTCAGCCCGCTGAGACGCCAGTTCAGCCGCCACAGCCTGTGCCGCCGCCGGAGCCGCCCGCGCCGCCGGTGCGCAGCCTAGTCACGGATACCGCCTCTGCGGTAGCCGACGAGGTCCGTGCGGCTGTCCAGGCCGAGCGCGAGCGCATGTCGGCCATCCGCGCGGCAGCCCGCTCTGTCGACCTGCCCGAGGCTGATGCCGACAAGCTGATCGCAGATGGCGTCGAGATCGGCGAGGCCAAGGGCCGGATTCTTGACATGCTGGCCGGGCGCCAGAGAGGGACTGACGTGCGTAACCAGCACATTTCCATCACGCGTGACGAGGGTGAGACCCTCGGTCAGGCGCTGACCCAGGGCCTGTTGGCCAGGTCGCATCCTGGTCGCAAGGGTTGTGAGGTTACCGACCTGGTGCGTGAGCGCGGCACGCATCAGATGAGCCTGACCGATGTGGCGCGCGAGATCCTCGAGTTCCACGGCATCCGCACCAGAGGCGTGCCGGTGCGTGAGCTCGTCGGCCAGGCGTTTGGCTTGACCCACACCCGCTTTAACAGCGGCATGCACCACACCAGCGACTTCGCCAATGTACTGACCGGCGTGCTCTACACCACGCTGCGGGACGAGTACGCACTGGCTGAACCGACCTACACTGCCTGGGCCAGCCGGGCGACCTTGCAGGATTATCGGCCGACCAACCGGGTGCAGCTGTTCGGCGCCTCGCGCCTGAAGAAGGTCAACGAGCACGGCGAGTACCAGCGCGGTACGCTGACTGATGGCAAAGAGAGCTATCAGCTCGTCAAGTATGGCGAGATCATTGGCATCACACGCGAGATCATCATCAACGACTATCTCGGCGTGTTCAATCGCATCCCACGCGCTCTGGCGCTGGCCGCCCGCAGTCTCGAGAGCGACATCGTCTACTCGATCCTGCTGGCCAATGCCGCCATGGCAGACGGCACGGCCCTGTTCCACGCCAACCATGCGAACCTTGGCACCACCGGTGTGATCAGTGCCACGACCATCGGCGAGATCATGACCCTGATGGCAACGCAGGTGGACCCGAACAGCGGCTCGCCGTTCAACTTCCTGCCGAGCTACCTGCTGGTGCCGCCAGCGATCCGACCTGCCGCCGACACCTTCGTCTCCGGCACCTTCATGCCGGTCACCGTGGCGACCGCTGTGCCGGCCTACATGCGCAACCTGACCGTGGTCACCGAGGCGCGGCTACAGACCGGCATCACCCTCAGCACCGAGCCGGATGTCGACACGACCTATGCCGGATCGGCGACGACCTATTTTGCTGTCGCCAATCCAGGTCAGGTCGACACGGTCGAATACGCCTATCTCGAGGGCTCCGAGGGCCTGTACACCGAGCAGCGGCAAGGCTTCGACATGGACGGCGTTGAGACCAAGGTGCGCTTGGACTTCGGCGCCAAGGCGCTTGACTGGCGCGGCATGGCCAAGAACGTCGGCGCTTAGATCCTGGGGCGAGCGGTCATCCTGACTGGCGCCAGGTTGGAGAGTAGAGATGCAAAACTGGAAGCAGCGGGGCTTCTCCCTGCCTTACCTCGTCCCGGCTGGTGGCGTCACCTCTGGGCGTGGCGTCCTGATCGGCACGCATATGTTCGGCGTCAGCACTGGCACTTATGCAGCCGCTGCCAAGGGCGAGATGATCACCGAAGGGCTCGTGTTGCTCGCCAAGACCAGCGCCCTCGCCATTGCCGCTGGCGACGCCGTGTACTGGGACAACACCCTGTTCGTGGTGAACAAGACGGCGACGGCACAGAAGCTGGTGGGCTATGCCACGCGTGCTGCGGCCAATCCGTCGGCCTCGGTCTGGGTCAAGTTGACACCGAATGCGGTCCCGAACCTCTAGCCAATGAACCGCGCGATCTTCGCCCAGGCGGCAAAGGATGCCTTCGCCGTTCTGGGCGCAGCGGTTTTCGTCACGCCCAAGGAGACCGGTACGCCGGTGCAGTATAGGGCCATGATCACGGTCCCCAATCCGGGCGACCATGAGGGCCTGGCACCCAAGAGCATCGACTCGGTCTGGATCGACTTGCCCAAGGATGCCGCCGCCAGGACGGGCGATCTGGTGACCAGCATCGACGAACTCGACGGCCAATTGCGCGCCTGGATACTGACCGGCTGGCCGGAGCGCAGTTCGCTCGATTTGTGGACCCGTTGGATCGGTGTGCGCCTGAACCTGCCAGAAGGCATGACCGCGGCACCGCACGCCTACCCGACCTTGCACTGGAACGGGACCGACTGGGTTCCGCGACCGGGTTGAGGATCACCGTCACGCTCGATGGCGATCAGCGCCAGATGATGGCTACCCTTGGCGCGCAGATTCTGGACGGCAGCAATCGGGCGACCGAGCGCCAGACCAAAGAGACCTTGCAGAGCA